CTCTTGCCTTATTAGCCAAAGCAAAAGCTCCGTATGAGTAGTGAGCAGATAGATTTGATGGAGAAGCTAGACCGACAAATATTAAATCAAAACGATCTAAAAACTCTTTTGAGTACGACAGATGTGGCTTTGTAAGAAAAACTTCATGCCCTAATTCAACAAAAGCATCATGAATAAGACCAGTAAAGGTCGGATAACGACTTATTGCGTTATGGGACGACTGAGATGCTGTGCATCCAGTAACTAGTATTTTCATTTCTTCTCTCTCTCTTGGATTACTAAATTGACCCAACAAAAATCGTTGGGTAGCAACCTAGCAAAACCAGCTTTAGAACGGTGATGCTGGAGCTGCAGCAGGAGCAGGAGCGGCAGCAGGTGCTGGCGCTGGTGCAGGAGCTGGAGCAGGTGCAGCAGCAGTTGCAGGTGCAGGAGCGGCTGTCTCGCCATTCATTGCAGCAACTGTCTGTGCGCTTGGGTAGTAATTCTTGATTTCGTTCTTCTTAGCGCCGTTATATAGACGGCTACCAATCTGTGCACGGAATCGACGACCCATAAGTGCTTGCTCAATTTGAGCATTGGTTGGGTTGTTATCGAAGTATCCACGACCAATTCCCATGGCGTGGAACTTCTTGAATAGGATTCCCAGCGCTGCTGGAGAATCTGGTGAGACAACTAAGTTGTCCCATACAAGACGCTTGTTGTGAGCTCCGCCCTCAACCTGCGCCTTTACTTTGAACATGGTTTTGCCAGATTGCGATGTTGTCGCAGTGGCTTCAACGACTACGAGATCGTAATCGCCGTCTGGTAGCGGTTCGTAATTACCCGAATCACCAGCGTCTTTAATGAGGTCTGCCCAATTGCGTGAACTCACTGAGTGCCTTCTTCCTTTGTAGTTGTTTCAGCTGCCGCTGCTTGTTTTGGTCCAAAAACAATGTCGAGCATTCGCTCAATTGACATGTCTTGTTGTTCTACGACTTTACCGAGGCGTCCTTGGACACGCTCGCCAGCTTCGTATGAATTAGTGCGCTCAACATACATACGACGAACTTTGTATGGAGGTTGAGTTGGATCTGGATTCATCCGTTCTTCAACGGTAATTGCTCCCAGAATGTCGTAGAAGTAAGGAGCCTGAATTGCTAGCTGTCCTTGTAAGTACGGACGATAACGACCATCCTTATCAATACGAGCCATTGCAGTTAGAACTACCGCTTCTAACGGATTGGTTGGATGCATTGTTAGGTCACGAAGATCTCGTAAGAGACCGCCCATGTGACGTAGCAACTCTCCCCATTGCTGCTGTGTCATTTGATTAACACCAGCAATGTTCTCCAAGCACTTCACTTGAAGCTCAGATACAGAGTCAATAATCAGACTCTTGAAATGATGCTTTCCAAGTTGAAGCCATTGGTATGTTTTTAGAACAGTGTCGTAATCACGAACTGTAACTACAACAGTGTCCCATGTTCCATCTGCTAGAGGTGGTTCCTCACGCAGTGGATCCCAATACTTAACGACGATAGGCAAGAACCTGTGACCGCCTTCAACGTCAAGCATGAGTCGTGGGTAAGGTGCGGTGACAGCAAGACTTGATTTACCAACCTTGCTCTCTCCGTACACCATTACAGTAAGAGAGCGTTGAATTTCGCTCATCGTCACTCGCTTCCTTTTTTCTCGGTTGATTCGTAGTACGCATATGGGTCTGCGACCTCATATGAATCGCTAAGTGCTTGCTCGGCAGCGCTTCCGTCGTCGAACATTGGGCATATAGCGAAAAATTGGCACTTCCATTTGCAATCACGAGTTGGTCGTGGGTATGCAACATATGATGGTTCTGCTCCCGTGTCAAGAGCTTTCCTTACATTCATCAGATCAGCAATAGTTCCGTGAATGCGATTCCAAAAAGAACGCATTGTAAAGATGTTATGTCGAACTTCAATTTGATCGTAGAAAGGAGGACGAGCATTTGCTGTGCGCTTTACTTTCTTTAGCATTGTAAAAATGCCACCTTCTGAGCGCTCTGCTTCATCTTTCTTTGTAGATTCAAGAAGCATGTAGGTTAAAACCTGCTCGTTCATAGGAGCAAGGTTTGCAAAGTCGCTAAGAGAGCCACCAACAGTTTTAAAGTCACGGAACATACGGACTCCGTCAGCCTTGCGACGAACACGCATATCAAGCTTTCCTTGAAGTTCTACTTCACCATTAAATAGTGGAGCAATAATCTGCTCTTCTGTAGAGATAACTTCTAGTTCAGCATCAATTCCATTCTCTTCCACCCACTGCTCATAACCTTCGAGCATGATGCGACCCATCTCAGCTTCTTGTTCAAGCTGATGAGTATCTTGAAAATCTGCAAGTAGTAACTGGCGATCTGCCTCAACTAGTTCTGCGTGGGCAGTAATAAGAGGTCGACCTTCTGCATAGTGGGCATCTAAAGCTGCGTGGATACGGCTACCGAATGCAAGAGCTCCAGTCATGTCTTTGTACTTAGGTTGCAAACGTCGGTAGTAGGTGAGCCACCACTTACGTCGACAATCTTTAAATGTTTGGAGTTCTGAGTTAGAAAGTCTTATAACATCGCTCATAGTAACCCTGCCTTATCGTCTTTAAGCAACTTCATCAGTTGATCTTTATCTCGAACAATTTGTTCGAAGTTGTCAGACTTTGTTTCTAAAACCTGAAGAACTCGTTCTTCAAGAGTCCCTTCAGTTACATAGTCCATAATTAAAATCGAATCGTGGATCTCGCTTCCAATACGGTGTACACGATCTAAAGCTTGCTTGTGATCAACTAGTGACCACGGCCTTTGAAGCATAACTAAGCGACGGGCTGTAGTCAAGGTAATTCCTACACCACCAGCCTGTGCAGTAAAAAGAATCCATTTGATGCGACCTTCTTGAAAATCATCTACTGCCTTTTGACGCTCATCTTCATTTTGAGCACCAGTAATAAGCCCATGAGGAATCTTTGCTTTAGTCATTGCAGCACTTAAAAGTTCAATAAGCTGTCTAGAGACTGCACAGACAGCGACAGAGTCATCGCCAAAATCGCCATTACTAATATCATCCATAAGAGCATCGACCTTACAGGATGGCTCTGACAAAATGGCTTTCATCTCACCAGTAGATTCATCAACAACCATATCTGCATAAGAACTTGCAAACTGAAGTAGTCGAGTTGTCTGAGTCAGAATGCTTGGAGCTGTAAGAGCATCTCCAGATTCAAGTTCAGCAATCATCGTGTCACGCATCTGTTCATAAGCTTTCTTCTGCTTAGGTGACATCTCAACATCTCTACGTTCATTTAATACTGGAGGTAGATGTGGAAGTACAACCTTTTTAAGCATACGACGCATAACAGGGTTTACAGATTTATAGAATTCGTCTTGCATCATTGGTTTGACACCAATAACCATCATTCCACCAAATGCATTGAGCATGATGTCAATCATTCGATCAATCCACTTTGTTTTGCTTGGCCAATCTTTTGGAGACAGCCAGTGAAGTATTGCCCAAAGATCAACAACATTGTTAGCAATTGGGGTACCAGTAAGTGCAAAACGAATATCTGCATCTCCAGTGGCAGACCAAAGAGCACGGCTCTGCTTTGATTTTGGATCTTTAGATCTGTGAATCTCGTCTGCAACTACAGCTTTAAAATCAATCTTGTTAAGTTCTCTAGGATGAACTTCGCAACGTGTCTCTGTAACAGATTCATTGAGACCACCACAAGCCTTGCAGTGAACTAAAGCAATGGATCCATAACCAGAAAGACGTGAATGAGAGCGTAGCGACTCCCAATTAATAATATAAACATCAGCACCAGACTCGAATTGCTTCTTACGCTGACTAGCTGTTCCCTTAATAACCTGAGTCTTAACTCCCGGCCACCATCTTGCAAACTCACGAGCCCAGTTCTTCTTTAAAGTGTTAGGGCAGACAATTAGAGCTGGGAAGACTTCTTCTCCAGAGTCTTGGATAGCCTTAAGAGCACGAATGGCTTGGGCTGTTTTTCCTAGTCCGGGCTCATCAGCCAACAAAGCCCTACGAGCCGTTTTAAGGAACTGAACTCCTGCTCTTTGATGCGGGAATAGGTCTTCGTCTCCATCTGCGCTCTCAAGCTCTCTGAGGGCGTTTGATGGGCCAATACGGGTGTTTAATTCATTTGTAGCCCACTCATTGAGGTTGGGTCCAATAGTCAATCCATCACGGAATGTAGAGCGTAGAGCAAGACAGGTTGTCCAACTAAGGGGAGCTCTCCAAACCTGATCCTTGGGGCTCCAGGAGGCTCCTGGAAGGCTCTTACAGAGCTCTTTAAAGCGCCAGTCGGTAGTTAGAAGGATATGCTTTTTATCGGCATCTACTTCGGCTATTACGGACAACTTATCCTCTTTTCCCTGTCATTATGTCATATGCGGTTGTAAAACTTTTTTGAAGAAGTTTATCTTACCGCATATTAGTCTAGCAGAACTCTTGGCTTCCAGCCAGTTTTAACCAATCTCAATAAGGCGTGTCGGATTGCGTCATTTGCGTGTCCTTCGCCCCCTACATGCCAAGCCCCTACCTTCTTTAGAGCCTCGTTTGGGAACATGGCTTTGGCATCTGCTGGGGACTGAAAGATTATGCGTTCTGGGTCATACATGTTTGTACGACATAGATGTTTAAGAACGCCAATCTGCTCAAGGCTGTAGGGAGCCTGAGAGTTACGAACAGTTTGGGCATTGATAGTAAACCTTTCACACACTACTGAAAGCGAGTCTTCGTTTCTATAAGAGTTAAGTAGTGTCTCTACTGGAATAGCAAACTCTTCTGGTTGTACTTCTTTTGATAACAAAATATTTGGATTACCATCTGCGCCATCCCAAGACAATAAAGCTACTCCACTTGCTTTGCCTGGATCAATAGAAAGAACATATTTCATCGGTACTTCTGACCCCAATTCTCTAGAGGACCGTCAACATCAGCAGTTAGGGGTACTGCCCAACCTTCGGTAGTTGTCATACATTGACGAACCAGTTGTTTAATCTCTTCAGCATCTTTGCGTGGAGCTTCAAGAACAATTTCATCGTGTACTGGAACAATAAGGTAGTCGGTCAAATCCGCTTGGTCAAGCTTTACAAGATTTGATTTAAATACCTCAGCAGCTCCACCTTGAATTAGATAATTAACAAGAGTGTATGTGCGATCTTCATCGCAAGGAATACGACGACCAGTCCAAGTGTGTACATAACCTTGACCTTCATTACGCAAACGAGTTTGCCCAATATGATCAATCTGCCTTTGAAATACAGCCATTCCTGGATAGTTAGCATCAAAAGAGTCAGATACAGAACGCATCTGTGCTTCTGGCACTCCAGCAGTTAGCGCTTGCTTTGCTACACCTGCGCCGTAAAGTCGTCCGTAGACAACGCCCTTGATGAGGTTACGGCGCTTGTCAGACTTTTGCATATCTGGTTCTTGATAAACCTGACGACCAATCTCGGTAAAGGGATCTGAGCCAGTTGCATCTGCCTTGTGGAATAGCGATATAAGGTTTTCATCTTCAGATAGAGATGCAAACATACGGAACTCAACCTGATCCAAGTCGGAAGTAATAATTACATTTCCTTCTTCTCTAGGAATAAACGCTGTGCGAACAGTGTCATCTCCCTTAGGAAGAGTTTGAAGCGCTGGATCTGTAATTGACATACGAGATGTGCGAGCACCTAAAGTCTTTACAGAAGGATGAACAATGCCGTCAATAGACTTTTCCATAAAGTTAGAAAAGTAAGTATTGGCTAGTTTGTCTGCTTTTCTTTGCTTAAGCACATTCTCAGCAAGATTCTTAACATCGTTATTTCCATTGATGATAAGAAGTTGAAGCTGGTCCTTGCTGGCAGACTTTGCTCCTGATGGAGTTGTTTCGGTGATATCTGCTCCTAAGCTTTCTAGCAAACGAACTAATTGAACATTGCTAGTAATACTTACTCCACCATAAGCGTTCGATGCCCAACTCTTTACAGAGTCTGAGTACTGAATAAGTTCATCAAATTTTTTCTTTGAATAGTCAAGATCGATACGAGCACCATTAAGCTCCATGCGAGTAACAATCTTGCGTGTAGCCATCTCTAGCTCGTAAGCACGATTGTAAGGACCTTGTGGACCGCACTTTTGATAAAACTGTTCCCATAAGCGCATAGTTAAAACTGTATCTAGCGCACCGTAAACCCAGTAAGGCTCGTAATTAGTTGGAACAGTTCCCCAAGTCCAACCATTCTCGATAAGCCCTTGGTCAAGACTTTCTTGCATTGCAACAGCTTTGCCGTCAACATAAAGAGCAGAAAGAGGTTTTAGAGCACCAGAGCCAAGAGGATTAATAATATGAGCCATGATCATTGTGTCATGTGAGCGCTCCCATGGAATTTTCCATCGAGATTGAATATCAAACCAGCGAGCTTCGAATGCAATGTTGTGACAAACAACAGGTCCATCAAACTTATCCATTGCTTCGTAGAAAACACCAGACCATTCGTCCCAAGGAATAGACCAACCAGTTAAACCATCTCCAACTTGAACAAGACGTAATTTTCCATGCCAAGGAGATAATGCATCTTCTCGTTTACCGCCAGGCAGCTCACCAGTTTCGGTGTCAATTGCAATAGCGTTATAAGGTCGTCTTTCGCTGAGCCATGAAATAAATTCCTGTGCTTTTTCAACAGAATCTACAAGGTTCAGTTTTACGTCGCCTAGTCCGTTCGTCACTTCTTTGTCGCTCATTCTTTCCTAACTTCTTAAGGAATCATCTCGATTCTATAGATAGAATCTATTTTTTCGTCATTCAGGGCTGCTCTTTCAAGTAACCTTTGCGCTACGTTAGTAAGGTATCTTGCACCACCAGAGTCATATTTGTAAAGGGCGTCCAATACTGGCTCTGGATCCTCGCTTACCTGAGCCCAATTTCTGTCTGTTTCAGGGAAAACAATAGGCATATCGTATGAAGGATTGCATTCTTCACAAGGAATAGAATCGTCTCTAAGCTCATCTACTGACCCTTCCTTTAGCCCGTATCTTTTAACAAGAGAACAGGTTGGGGAGTGAAAAACTATAGATACACCTATTCTAGAAAGAATATAGGACCCATTTTCTGTTTTGTAAAGCTTAAACTCAATCCAGCGTGTCGAGCCACGTCTAAAAGAAGAGGATTCCCCTAAAAGACGCCCGTTGAACTGCAGCGTTCTTGAGCCATCTTTAACTTCATGCATTTGGAATTTCTTCTCCAGTTTCTGGGTCGTGAGTGTGGTCCTCTGTTCCGTCGTGAGGATGATCTCCTATATCTACATTAATTGCATTTGGCTGCTCTTCTTTAAAGTAGATGTAATTCCACCACAAACAAATTTCATTATTTGCCCATAAAAGTTCAAACCAACCGATGGCTGGCCAAGGCTCTGCACCTACTGGCTCGTTTAACGGAATAACTTTTAAATCTGTAGATTTATCTTGAATATATTTAATGCAATTATCAAGATGTTCATATATTAATTCAGCTGATACGGCTTCTTTGTCTTCAGTATTTTCAAAGTTTATAGGTGTAGTAAACTCTTCACCAGAAGATGCAGTAAAAATTTTCTTAATAGAAGGTCTTGACCCCTCTACATAACTAACTTGATAACTTATCATATTTTCTCCTTTGTCTCTTAATCTTTTCTTTGATTAAGTGTATCTCAGTCTGTTGCACCTTGACGAGTTCTAGGATTAGTGTAGAGAGAAGACCGTAATTTAGAGAAGCGGGTTTTCCTTTTTCATCATACCCGACTAATTCTTTAAAACCAAGATCTTCAACCTCTTCAGCAATATAACCATACATCCAATCTCTATTAACACTTTCCTGCAAGTATCTAACTTCATTTTTGTATTTATATCTTTTTAATTGCAAATTTAAAAGGTTTTTTACGTCATACATTTCATAATTTGATATGTCTTTTTTAAGTTTTAATGTTGATGTGTTTGAAGTAGCTGTTCCGCTATAGGACGGCTGAGAGTGTTGGTGTCCACCTGTATTAGTAAGAGGAGTTGTGTGTCCACCGTGAGTTCCACCTGTGTATACAATAGGAAGGGCTGATGCAATAGAAACAGAGTGAGTGTGTGAAGCGACTCCAGTGCCACCTACGCTTGAGTACCCTCCAGACCCGTGAACATGGTTTCCTGCAGCAACTTGACCCGTAGAAGAACCTCTGTTAAAGTTAACTATTGAAGGTAGCCTTCCTCCAATCGGAGCTGGTCCCGCAACAAGAGTTTTTGTTAAACCAGTTGAAACAACTAACCCACCATCTACAATTACCCCTTGCGAATAATTTGCTAATTTAGTTGAAGTAATTGCATTTGCACCAGAATTTTCTGCTAGCTTTGCATTTGTTACTGCAACATTTTCTATTTTTGCTGTATTTATTGTTGGAATTCTAGCAATATTAAAAGTGTCAGATGTAATTTTAGAAGCAGCTAGATTAGGAATTCTAGCGTCAGCAAACTCACTAGCTGTAATTTTTGATGCAGCTAAATTTGGAATTCTTAAATCATCAAACTCTCCAGTTGTAAATTTAGAAGTATCTAAATTTGGCATTCTATCTGCTGTAATGTCTGGAATTCTATCTATATTAAAAACACCAGAGGTAATTTTAGAAGTAGCTAATTCAGGGATATTGTCTGTATCTAAAACTCCACTTACTTTAGAAGCAGAAAGAGAGCTAATCTGACTATCTTCAACATCACCAATTAGTTTTGAAGATGACATTCCAGATATTTTGCTGTCAGCAATACCCCCTGATAGTTCTGTATTACCTATAGAACCACCTAAAATTGAATCACTGTTTACGGCATCAGTTGCAATTTTATCGTTGTTAACGGAGTCATCGGCAAGTTCAGGAGTGCCTACTGCTTCAGGGGCAATAGAGTCAGAGTTAACGGCATTGGTGGCAATAAGAGCATTTGTAATCGAATCCTGTTCAATCTGAGCGGTACCAACAGCTGAAGCAGCAATAGATCGTCTGACTATGGCATTATCGGCAACTAAATCTTCTTCTACAGCTCTTAATGCCAAATTACGAGTAGATACAACTTTAGAGGCAAGACGTGAGGCAGAGGGTCTTGTTTCTAGATATCTAATTCTCTTTTGGATATCTGTAAGATTTCCAGAAATGCTTTTCCTGCGTACTCTACGACGGGTTGCCATGCTCAAGCTCTTCTAATTGTCGTAGCTCTTCTTTTAATAAATCTATCTCTTTCTGTTGCTCTTTAACTAACTCTAAAACAAGAGTCGATAAAAGACCATAATGAAGGCTAGCTGGCTCTTTATTTTCATCGTATCCAACTATTTCTTCTATACCATTTTCAAGAACTTCTTCAGCAATATAGCCATACATCCATTCTCTATTTAAATCATCTTGAAGATATCTAACTTGATTTTTGTATTTATATCTTTTTAACTGTAAATTTAAAAGTTTTTTTGTGTCAAATTGATAATCTGAAATTTCTTTTTTAAGTTTTAATGTTGAAGTGTTAGATTGAGTAGTTCCATTAAGTGTAATACTGTGAGTGTGGGTTCCAGTTCCAGAGCTATGCCCGTTGTGACCACCTCCAGAAGCACTGCCAGAAAGAGATATAGGGTGCGTGTGTGAAGCTACTCCAGTAGACCCAGCAGCAGAGTATCCATTCTGTCCGTGAACATGGTTTCCTGCGGCTACCTGATTGTTACCAGAACCTATATTTCCTATAATTCGAACAGGTTGTCCACCACCTGCAAAAGACTTTACCATTCCAGTGCCAGCTTCTAGCCCTCCAGTAACAATTGCTCCATAAGAGCTAGTTGCTATTTTTCCTGCTGTAACAGCACTATCTGCTATTTTTGCATTAGTTACTTGAAGATCGCCTATTTTTGCAGTTGTTATTGTTGGGATTCTGTCAAGAGTAAAAGTTCCAGAATCAATTTTAGTAGCGCTTATGTTAGGAATTCTAAGAACGTTAAATGTCCCCGAATCAATCTTAGATGCGTCTAAATTTGGAATTCTAAGAACATTAAATGTTCCAGAAGTAACTTTTGAGGCATCTAAATCTGGAACTCTATCCGCCGTAATTGCTGGAATTCTTGCAAGATCAAAGGTACCAGAGGTTATTTTTGAAGTGTCTAAACTTGGAATATTAGCTGTAGAAAGAGTCCCTGTGACTTTGGAAGCAGATAAAGAATTAATTTGACTGTCTTGCACTTGACCAATTAGTTTAGAAGCAGACATTCCAGATATTTTGTCATCTGTTATGTTTCCAGCAAGTTCTGTATTTCCAACAGATCCAGCTAAGATTGAATCTGAATTAACAGCATCTGTAGCAATTTTGTCATTGGTAACTGAGTCAGGAGCAAGTTCAGTAGTTCCCACTGCCCCTGCTTCAATTGAGTCTGAATTTACTGCGTTAGTAGCAATAAGAGAGTTTGTAATGGAGTCCTGCTCAATTTGTCCAGTACCGACGGCAGATGCTGCAATAGCTCTTCTAACAATTGCGTTATCAGCAACGATATCTTCTTCTACCGCTCTTAGAGCAAGGTTTCTAGTTGCAACAGCTTTAGATGCAAGACGGGTAGCGGAAGGTCGAGTCTCTAAATACCTAATTCTTTTTTGAACGTCGGTAATATTTCCAGAGATGCTTTTTCTTCGTGATCTACGACGAGTAGCCACAACTAGTCTCCTTCTACGTTTCTAGTAAGACCTGCTTGCTCTCCAGCAGAATCTACTTTCCAGTCTGTAATAAGTTCTAGATCTACAGTCTCTGGAAAAGCAGGGTTGTCTGGAACTGAAACCTTAAATGATGCAATTTTTCTAACAATAATGTCATCTCGTGGTTCTTGATCATCTGCAAGACGAGCTAAAACAAACGGATCGTCAATAATAAGTGAGCACCAATCTCCTGGGTTATAGCTTCCGATAACGGGAGTTAGGGATCCATTGACAGTTAACTTAAACTCTCCGATAGGAGGCTTAGATTCATAAAGATACTCTTGAGCATACTGGTAAAGAACATCTTCATCTCCAGTGTTATTTACAACTTCAACTTGATCTAATAGAGGCCAGCTCTTACCAAAAGGATTATTAAGTAGGGAAATGTCTGCAGCAGCTGCGTATGGCTGACTCGCTGCGTCGGATAAGTCAGAAATATTTCCTTCTACAAAGAAACGAGTTGCAGAATCCTCTGCACTCTCTTCTACTGTAAATGTAGAGATACTGCCTGGATACTCGAAGACAACTTGGTTATATCCAAGACGCTCTGCGTCCGTTAAATCTCTAGAAGTATCTTCTAAAGGATTAGGGTTTTCAATGTTAAGAAGGGTAAAAGTTCTTGTAAATGATGCAGTGGTTAAATCGTAGTCACAGTCAATGCGATACTCAAAGCCGTTGATGTTGTTCGAGTAGTCTTCTAAAATTTCTCCAACGCTCTTAAGCTCATAACCTCGTAGGTACTGAGTATCTTGGTAAAGATTGCTAGTCTCATTTGTCCCTACAACTATTCCTAAATCAGAGTTAGCTGCGTATGGTCCGTAAGTTCCATAGACTAATTTACTTCCTGTAGTGAGCAATCCTCCAGATACTGTAGTGGAAGGTATGTTTCTAACATTAGGTAAATCGTAGCTAATAGTGTTAGAAGTAGTAGCTGTAATAGTAAAGTTTCCATCAAAGTTTTCATCTAATCT